GGTCCAAAGCGGTTCTTCATGAAGCCCATCTTGATAACACCCAGCTCTTTGTCTGTATCCTCTTGCCATATGCTCAATATCACATCACCAGTCATTGCCAGTCCAATGCTTTCCGAGATGGTCTTCAGACCGGGTTCAGATATTTCATAACCATCTCTGTTGAGCTGAGTGGCAGAAATAATGGGACAATTGAACTCATACGTCAATGCACGCAATTGTTCTGTGCAGATTTTAATGCGCTCATAACTGCTGTCACCCATGGTGGAGTTGAGAAGGTTCACGTAATCCAACACAATTGCATCAATCTTAATTCCCTTCTGGGTGAGTTTTCTAATAAACGCTTTCAAATGATTGCATGTTATTGTGGCTGGAGGAAACTCTTTGATAATAATTTTGGAGTCCGGATTTTCAATGCAATACTCTGTGATTTGGCTTTTGAGATTTTCAGATTCCACCTTGAGCTGACCAAGTGGTATTTTTGACACACTAGAACAAAGACGCTTGGCATACACCAGTTCCGGCATTTCAAGTGAAACTAACAGTACAGTCTTGCCTTGCTTGGCAATGTTGATTGCAATGTTGCCCAGAAAAATACTCTTTCCAATGTTGGTTTCACCAGCAAACAAATACAATGCACGTCCAGATTCCAGGAACCCACCACCAATCTTATCATCTAGCCACTTCCATTTGGAAGGAATATACCTGTCATCTGAATTCAGGTCATCAATGACACGATCCACATCAGCAAACAAATCCAAACCAGTTTCAGTTGCCAGAGTGATGCTGCATGCTTTTTCGAACTTATCTAAGATTTTGGATGTGTCCACTTCATTCTTGTTGATGTCGTCCACCACATCCATCATGGTGTAATACACCGCTTTTTCTTTTAAGAATATTTCTGTATTGGCTGCAAGTTCATCAGCATTGAGATTTTTATCTATGTTTGCAAACAGGGTCACAACATTCTTAAGAGACATCTTCAACTCATCAGTTGTTAGATATGATTTGATCTCTGTAATGGTGGGCTTGGTGCTCCTCTTTTCGTAAAAATCACGAATGATGGCAAAAATGGCTTTTATGTCCTTGTTCTTGAAATACAGAGGCTTGACGTAATCCACAATGGAAGCAAGATATGTGTCATCCACCAGACTTTTGTAAGCAATTACTGTTTCAAAATAATCTAAATCTAACTTCGCCATTAATCTATGATAGAGTACTTTCTATTGTTATCAATGTGTGCCATATTCTTTTAAGAATTTTTTCTGACTGTCATTGAAGTTTTTATCTTCAAAACTCAATAACCCTGGTGAATTGTGCATGACCCATATGGGAGCAACACCCAATTTTAATTTCTTCTTGTTGGCATCAATGCAGCTAGCAATGTCATAATGATGAAAGTCATAGTTCTCATTAAACTTCCACCCTGTCTCTTTGACACATGCAGTTTTCACAGACATGAACAAACCGTCCAATATGGCCACCCGGGCAGGTGTGGGTCCAAAATTGGTGAACATGATTTGATCTTTGCTGCATGGATGTGAAACTGCACCATGCAGATTGTTGCCTTGAAAGCCACCACACATCAAATGCCACAAAGCAGGCGCTTTGATTGCAGGATTTACTCCACCTGCCAGACCCACAATGTCAAATTGCGCATGTGCTTTGATCAATTTGTCACACACACCCAAATCATCCACATACACATCATCATGCAGAAACACTATGCAATCAAAATCGTTGGCATGTTCTTTTAAAATGGAATTGTACATCACACTTAACCCTTGTGCATTATTAGTGTCATAATACACATCCACATCATTCAAGCGAGACAGAGATTTATGAGCCAATGTTTCTTCAGCATTGCCACTTTTGGTTGCAAAATAAAAAGCAATTTTCATGGTGTAAAGAATGGTGAGTTGGGTATGAATTTGCCCACAGAGGTGATGCCCTCTTTTGTTAACAAATACAATAAACCTTCCTCCAGAGCCACATATTCCGGTTCCGGCAGAGAAGAAAATTCGTTGTTGATGAAATCAGCATACAGCGTGCTGCCAGAACGAGCAATGTATATGTTGCCACTTTTTTGATTGTACATCCACAATCCAAATGTGCCTTGGAGCTGGGTGAGTGTGCGAACAATGCCAGCAACTTCATCCTTGATGCTCTTTTCATTCATGTGCAACAACACAGGTATCACAGATGAATCCACCACATTGAACGCATTCTTGTCTGAAACCAGGGTTTTGAGTTGTTTGTCATTGGTGAGAACGCCATTGTGTGCAATCAACCAATCTTTGTATTGAAAGGGGTGTGATGTGGTGGGTGAAAACTTTCTCTGTGCAGATGTGGGTGCTTGTGTGTGCCCAAGATAATAGCTAAAGTCGGTGATGTTCTTCTTCTTTTTGCCATATGTTATGATCAATTTGTTGCTCAATTGAGCCACGCCAGGTGTCTTCAGAATGGCATGTAACCTCTTGCCAACCAATAAGCCACCATAAGAGAAGTTGCCTCTCTTTTTGTTGATGTTGTAAAGCTTTATGTACCTGGTAAAGTCTTTAGCGCCAAATATGCCACAAATAATATTATCCTCCTGATTTATTATAGTAAAAGGAATAAATAATTCAAGATGAATAATGATTGTAACCTGATATTTGAAGCATATTTAACAAAGAAGCCTGTATTAAATGAAGCTCCTATATATGGACCGGGTGATTTAGACTATACCAGCGATATTGAAAGTGCACCAGGCGGTGGTTATGGCGTCGGAACAGCTGCGGCAAAAGAAGGTAAAACTAAAACCGAGATTGCTAATCGTATTCTAAATGCCGTCAAAACCAAGCTTTTTAAGCCTGCAGCGCATACAATTGACGGAAAAGAATATCAGCTCTACTATCCTGGTAGTAAGATGAAGTTTAGAACAGAACTAGAAAATTTAATTAAAAATGAACTTAAAATAGGTGGTACAGCAGCAAAATACACAGCTCGTGTAATTGACAACTTGCTCAATGTGTTGCGTGTGGATGTGGAAGGTGGTGCAGCTGCATCACCAGTACAAGTCAAAAAAGCTATCGATACCGGTGTACAGGATAAACCGATAACAGGTGATGGTTCTGCACAACCTGCTGCTCCTCAAGCTGCAGCAAACGCTTTCGTAAAGAATCCTATGGTACGCTTTATTAAAGAGTTTATGCCAATTTTTGTTGAGCTACCGGATGAAATTACAATTTCTGGTAAAAAAGACTTTTACGAGTCAGATGAACTTCAGAACGAAGTTAAAGAAGCTATTACAAGAGCTTACGACGAAGCAAAAGCTAAGGATAAAGAGCTTATAAATGATTTTATCGATTCATTAAAGCATAAAAATAGTTATACACCGCAATCAGAAGCTAAACAACAAGAAGGTGAGGGTACAGGGGAAGAGCCTACTATTGACGAGTATCCGGAAGGCGATGATGTTTATACAGCAGCTAAGCAAGAATTTGGATTGAGACAAGCACCGGTTGACAAGGGCAATTTTAGTTACGGTGATTAATTGCTTTACAATTATATTTCTTCCAAGGTATTGTAATTTTATATAAAACCGGGTCTATATACCCTGCATCTATAAAACCTTTTATTCTCAAAGAGCACGCAGTACATTCACCGCAAGCCTGTGCTTCTCCCTCATAGCAGGTCCAAGTCTTACTAAAATCTACGTCTAGTTTAATACCAAGTTTTATAATTTCTTCCTTAGATTTATCAATTAACGGCGCTTGCACTGTAATTTTATTTCTGCGGTTCAAAGCTGACACTTTGTTAATTTGCTCCAGAAATTCTTCACTGCCATCCCAGAACCCTGCCACACTGTCGGCCTGTGCAGCACCATGAAAAACAGTGCTAGCCCCAGCATTCTCTGCTATTGCCAGTGATATGCTGAGCAGCATTAAGTTTCTGTAGGGAACATAATTTACTGTCTGTGGATCCCCCATCACATCTTTAGCCTTGGCTACAGCAATTTTGGTATTGAGCAGTGATGATACCTCACAAATATCCTTAAAAAATGGCAAATCTATCCATTTGTATTCAACTGGAGTATCTGTGGATTCAACTTGGAATGCAGCACAGTTTAGCTCTTTGTCCTTGTGCTTCTGACCATAATTGTAACTGATTGCTATGACCTCATCATAGCGGCTTGCTGCTAAATGCAACAGCACAGAGCTGTCCATGCCCCCTGAAATGGGCACTACGGCTTTACTGGATCGGCTCTTCAGTTTGCGCTTCATTGGAGTTGTACTGGTAATCTAGCACAAGACGTTTGTCCAATTCAGGTATGATAAATTCTTCATAAAACAAGGGATCCTTGGCAAAGGTCTTGGCATATCCAAGCTTGTCACCCTTTTTGTACTTGCCACAAGTGATGCCCACCGAATATGTGGCACCTGCTTGTTCCACAATGCCACGTGCAGCCGCCATGGCAAGTAGTCCGCTGTACTTGTTCAAGCCTGTCTTGAAGGACAGGTACATTTCTGCTTCCAGAAATGGTGGTATGAACCGATTCTTCACAGTCAGGGCTCGCAGAGTGGTGCCAGAGTATTTGTTGGCTTCAGCAATCTTCTTGTCATCTGCATCCATGGAATCACCTTCACCTTCCTTTTCATTGCGCTTGGCCAATTGCACCAAAATACTGGACATGTACACGGGACCTGAGCCACCTGCTTGACTCTTCACCAATGTGGGGTACATGGAACCTGGATCTTCATATGTGTGGTTGGTGAACAGAATGGTCACACCAGCTTTGGCAGCTTTGAATGTGAGAGTGCGGAACAAACTCTTGAGTGATTTGGCACGCAAGCCCATGTCTGATGCAGATTTGTCTTTGATGATGTCATCCAGCTCTTTCTGAGAGGCCAGGTTGCCCAAGCTGTCAATGCTGATGATGAACTTGCCCTTGGCATTGTTCTCAATGACACTGTCCAGGAATGCAGCAATTTGATTTCTGCATTGATCAATGGTATCCACCGGCACATATTTGGTATTCTCTGCATCCAGTCCCACACCTTTGGTGCTGTTTTCATCAATGGCTATTTCAGTGTCAAAGATGACTGGTGTCAGTCCTCTTTTTTGTGCACTGGCCAGGATCTTGTTCACAATGAATGTCTTGCCAGTCTGACTGGGACCAGAGAATCCTATGATCCTGCCCTTGGGCACACCACCATTGCGGCAGCTGCCACCCAGAATGGCATTCAGAGCATAACACCCTGTATCAAACCATTCATCCACTTTGCTGAGTGCATTTTCATTTAACATACTAGCTTCACTGTTGAGCTTGTCCAAGGAAGCAAATACTTGTTTAAGATCTTTATTCATAGATCCAGTATATATGAAATGAATTTAAAAACAAGTAAAATTATACATTTTCTTTGTTTTTTCTGAAAAATGTCTCGTAGGGATACTGATCCGAGTCTTCCATGAATTTGTACATGTGTGGCGAAAAGGACGTAAAGATTTTGGGGTTATCTGCTGGCTTGTACTTAGGTCCAAACCTACCCACTAAGAACTCATGATTGAATTCAGAATATTTGCCAAATGAGTTACGTACATTATCATCTCGCACACCACTTGTGATGTTATGAATTCCATGCATAGACACATTACTAACGTCCTTGTTTAACATTTCAATGTGTCTGTACATCATGTCTCCATCTTCGTGACCAAATCCTAGAAATCTTTCATCAAAATATTTGAGTTTTTCTAGCAATTGCTTGGTTACTATGTAATGTGAGAAGCTGCCATTTAATATGGTTATTGTTTCTGATGTTTGCACGTTTGTGCCACCCAGCCACGTGAACAGATTGTTGCCTGTAATTTCTATGTCGTCATTCATTATGCATAATAAATCGTTTTTACTGTGTATAGCTATGGTGTTCCACATTTTTGGCAAACCTCTGAATTCAGTAAAGAATATTGGATAAACGTTGTCGTATTGCAAACAGAGAGTCAACACATCTTTCCTGTATTGATTGTTGAATTCGGACTTGTTGTCACCGTTTACAGCAATGATGACATCTTCAGAGGTGAACTGTCTGACTTGCTTTACTAATGTAGTTAAGAAGTTTAACCGCTTGGAAAAGGTAGTAATACCTATGGTGTATTTGGTCATATGGGTATTTATGGCCAAATCAAGCTATTTAGTTATTCGTCAAACAACTTGATTACTTTTTCATCGCCCACATTGCCTGCAGTAGCAGCTGCTGTGGCAGCGAACAACTTGTTGTACTGATCCACCAATCTTGCATCATTGTCAATATCTAAACCAAGAACGATTGATGCAAGGTTAAACTTCCAAACAGTTTCATTCTTTGATTTGTCGCCAACAAATTCACGAAAATAAAGTGGAATAGTTTGCACATTGAGTTGACCCTGTTGGGTGGGTTGCACATGAATAATGGCAGGGTTCTTCACTGTGAGAGTTGTCTTGTCAGAATCTATTTGTTCCGCAAGAATGGTTCTGCCAATGTGATCGATAAATGTAACTAAAAGTTGTTTGCTCATACAACTAATTTAAAATATAAAAAAAGAAAATCAACTGTTAAATGGCCAGCAGGTCAAACAAATCTGTCTGCACTTGTGTTCCTGGTGTTTGCAGTTTCCAACTAACAGCTTCATAAAATCTTTCAATGACAGAAAAGATGATCTTCTCAAACATCAATTCGTAGTTCAATTCAAACACACCATGGAACTCCTTGGGGTAGTCATACTTGTATCCAATGACAGAAATTCCAAATTTATTGGGCTGTTGAGTATAGAAGTATCTCACTTTGTCGCCAGATGATATCTTTTCATATTTTTTACCGGTGTTGAACCTGTCCAATAGTATGTTGTGATAATAAGCAGATTTGACATGAATTGGCATGTGCTTTGCTGTGTTGAAACCATCACACTGTGCAGCATATTTTTCATATCCTTTGATGCCCATGACAAAAGCCACATCCTGAATGGGCAGGTTTTTGAAGATGTCGTATGTTTCATTGAACAGTTTGTTTGTAGTGACCAGATCTTTGGTGAGAAGCATGGTCTCAATGATCTTTTTCACATATGGCTTGATGGGTGCTGGCATTGTGGTGCGCACCACCTCTACTCCAGTATATTTGAATTTATCACATGGAATGCCTTCATCATCCAAAACGTGCAATACATATCTTTTTTTCTGTAAAAATAGTCCCACATCAGCAATGGCTTCACGCTTGAATACAAACCGGCAATCAATGGATCCAAGTGCTTGCTGTCCCCATGTGATGATATGCTTGTTGAGATAGTCTTCTATGTCTTGCACTTGTTTGTAATATTCAGGTGTTATTTTTCCCTTCTTGTCCAGCATGCTAATGCCCAAATGCTTCACAATGTGCTTGATGGAGATGTATGAGCTGTCTGTATCATTGTAAATGATGGGTGTATCCTTTGCTAACTCTTCGCTTGTAAGATGCGCTCTCTCTTTGACATATTCCTCTAGTAATCTGTTTGATTCCTTGATAACAGCTTGTCCGGTTAATGTGATGGACTCAGCAAGCTCATCATCACCCAAGGGACTGTGCTTGTTGCCAAAGTATCCATAGATTGTATTAATAAGGATTTTTATTGTATGCTGAGTGATGTTGAGCGTGTCAATCTCACGCTTTAATTCAATGTATTCTTTGGTACCTTTTACCATGTGTACTATTTTTCTCTTTAATGAAGATAGGGCGCGCTTAATTTCTACCCGTTTTTTATAAAAATGATCCACTGTGAGAGGAATGATTCCTTTTTCTTTTTGTGTGAATAAAACTTTAGCTTTAGAAATTGCGATTTTTTCTTTCTTAATAAAATTAATAAAGTTATTATTGGTCAAAGTGAAAGTCTGTCCATTTACATGCTGTATTGTTACACCTTTTTCATCCTTGTCAATTATTGTACCGACTTTAGTTTCTGGTGACAAGTTCAAAGTGATCATCACATTAGGATACAGACTATTTGCATCAAATGAAATGATATCTTCTTGGAACCCTTTTTGCGGTTCACCCACATACGCACCAGCGTTTTGCTCATTGCTTTGTTCACCACTCTTGTTAAAAGTTGGTATGCGCTGGTCTCTTGTTCTGGCTCTGATTGCACACAGGCCAGTAATAACAGAGAGAGAGCCAAGTGCACCTTCAAATGTTGTGAGACCTGCATATGCAATCATGCGAAGCAACACCAGGTACTGTAGCTTTTCTTCCAGCCGTACAAGCAGATTTACGTCTTGAATGTTGTATTCAACAAATAGTTCCCAATTATCATCAGCAAGGCTTGACAGGTTTGTGTCACCATAGTCCACTTTGTTCTGACTGAGCTCTGTTTCGCCAATAGCATCTAGCTTGTATGATTCGCGCAACACAGGGCAGAATCGCTTGTAGATGTCCAGATAATCCACGCAAGACACCCCTTCAATATGCCAGCGCACTTGCTCTCTACCAAACTTACCAGTAAAAGTGATGGGTCTGATGTAGCCCACAGGGGACAATCGCTTGGCTTCGTCTTCACCCAGAATACGCGCAATGCGATTTATAATATATGGTACATCAAAAAATTCACTATTCCAACCAGATAAAATGTCTGGATAATCAGAACAGAAGTAATTGATGAACTTAGACAACAGGTCCTTCTCTGTCTTGCAGTATATGTATGTAACATGTTCTGTTTTCTTATTATATGGCTTCAGTCCCCATGTTATGAAATGTTTTCTAATGGAGTCATACACAGTGATAATATTAATGGTATGCTGAGGATCGTCAGGCTTTGGAAACACATCAGGACTATACGTCTCAATATCAATAAACAATGTACGGATGGGGTGGTGTGTAAATTCAGGTTGTTCATTCTGCTCCCAAAAAGTATCAATGAGAAATTGTTGCTGCACATTAATGTTCTCAAAGATGCGTGTTACCTTGTTGTCTTTTAGATATCGTGAGCGTTCTGCTTGGTTGCGAAATCGTTTTTTCTTTAATTTTGTATTAAAGATACTTGTGCAATCGGAATGATTGTTTGTCTCCAGGTAGATGTATGGTTCGCATGTAGTATCATATGAGATGCGTTTGCCGTCAGCATCCCATGTGAACAGACGCATCAATTGATCTTTTGGAAGATAAGCTACATTACGGTACACAAGACAATTATAGTACAACTGCTTGTCAAATCAAGTGAAATAATTTAAGCAACACAACTGAGGAACAGATGGCTGCAATGAAGCGCGTAATGGTTCTGAGTAGTTCGAGATTATGATTGTGATGATCGACCCATATTTCAACCAAGTCTCTCATGCGGCCTTCTTCTTTGAGTCTTTTAATTTCTTTTTTGCTTAATTTTTTCACTATCAACATTGTTAAAGATTATAAGCCATTTAGCGCATTGATTAATTTGCGCTCCTTTGAACCATAGGGATGAGAGTATAGTTCAACATATTTGTTTATATTGTCATCATTCTCTAGCCAGCGTGTTTCAGCAACTTTTCTAAATTTTGCAGAAAGATTCATGTATTTGCCTTTCTTAGCTAATGTCTCTTCAATGCAGCCTATCATTTCATCACCAGTCTTAAATTTGATTGGGGCTTCTTGATATGTGACTATGTCTTGGCATGCTATGGGCAGGCCGTAGCAACAGGCTTCAATATACTTGAGGTCACTTTTTGCCTTGTTGAAGGTGTTGTCTTGAAGAGGAGCCACCAGCATGTTGATGCGCAGATTGTAGATCTTCTCAGGGTATGAATAAAGCTGTTGCCATGTATGAAATTCTAGATCACCGTTGGCTATGTATGGATGCAATGGAAGAGGAAACGCGCCTAAGAATACCCACTTGTACTTGTGGCGGGTTTTAACTATGGCATTGCATACATGTGCAAAATCATCGTTTTGTCCGACACGATTGTCTACATCAAAATGTGCTCCTGATCCTGCATATAGTATGCGAGGCCGTTTGTCATTGGCATCAAAGTTTTCAGAGATTCGCTTTTCATTGTAAAAATTGCCCATCCACCACTTGGGCACATAATTGGGTAACACTGTGACATTCTTGTTGTTTGTTTTGTTGATATAGTATTGCTTCATAAAATCACATGTCACTGTGATCTCATCACAAAGCTCCATTATTGTTTGTGCAGTTTTACGGATTTCAGGATCTGTAAAGGCAGGCTTGAACTTGTTATATTCAGGAATATCTTCACTGAAGACCAAGTCATCGATTTCATATATCAATTTAAATCCGACTTTGCTACTCATTTCTTTGAGAAACTTGATAAACTGCAATTGTGAGGCTGTGGCTTGACGTTGAATGCGCACAGACTTGACACCCCGATAATAGTTGGGATCAAAACACATGACTGTACTGCCATGCACGATTAATTTTTGATGTGCATTTAGCAGGTGCTCTGGCCAAATCATTCTCCAGAATCCACATCCACTATAATCTGCATAGTAATTCAGACAGCGTGACAGATCGAGCTCTGGTGGTCTAGGCACATTCTGTTGCGGGGAAGTAGTTGTAGTTTGCGAGGGAAAAGGTGATGGAAATGGCGAGACAAAAGGCGAGGCAAAAGGACTGGGGTGCATATTATATTATTAACTGCTATATTCGATATAATCAACTCGGCGGGTAATTCCGTTATTTTTCTCAAGGAAAATAATGTCGCCTGTAGCAGCTTTGATGCTTTCTTTTCTGTGACTGATTACCATGATGCATTCGTTGTATTTTTCTACACGCTCTTTTAATATACCAATCACCAGCTCCACACCTCTCTCATCAAGACTTGAATCGAACAACTCATCATATATGCTGAAGTTAAAAGACACATCACCTTGCAGCCTTCTGATGTCCATGAATGTGAAGAGACAAGCCAGATCCACGTTCTTGCGTTCAGCTCCACTGAAGTTGAAGTAAGAGCATGGCTTGCCTTTGTTATCCACAATTTCTTCTTCAAAATACTCATTGAATGTGCAGATGCAATTAGCGTCCATCTTTTTAAGATAATAAGCAAGCTTGCTGTTGAAGAGTTGCAAGATTTTTTTAACAATGTAAGATTTTACACCTTCTTCAGAAACGATAAACTTAACCACATCCAGAGTGCTGAGATGTTCTTTGAGTTTTTCTATCTCAGCTTTAACCACATCCAGACGATTGGTTTGCTCAGTAATAAGTGCATCGTGAGTGTTGGTATCTGTCTCTAGATCCTTTAAGTCCTGCTCGAGCTCCACCTGCCATTGATTGAGCTGCTCAAGACGATCATTGAGATTTTGCTTTTCTGTGACCTTATGCTTGATGGAGTTAATACTGTCTTTTAAGCGCTGTATTTTTGTTTCTACTTTTGCTTGCAACTCAAGTAACTGCTTTTCTTCTTTCCTTAACTCAACAATCTTTGCTTCATGCACTTCTATCTCCACATTAATTTTCTTTTTTTCATTTTTAATATGATTACGATCAACATCTTCAATTGTTCTCAAGCAGGTGGGACAAACATCTTTCTCTGTGCCAACAGATGCAATTTTCTTATTGTTTTGATTGATTAGCGTCTGATTCTCACTAATGGAATACCTGGCATCTTGTATCTTTTTGTCTATCTTTGTGCTGCTTGTGTTGTATTCTTCTATGTCCCTTTTTAATTCGTTGGCGTCAGGTATCTCAAACTTTTCAAGTTTTTTAGTAATTTCTTTTATTTCCTTTATGTTACTTTCCTGCCGGCCAAGGTATTTGTCTTTTTTTCTGGCTCTTTCCTGTGAAACAGTTTCTTGCTGTTTCTTGTGTGTGAGTATGTTCTTCTCTATCTCATCATGCTTGATGGCTTCCATGTCAAACTGCTTTTTGTGTTCGCTTATATCTGTTTTGAGTAAATTTAACATGTCGCTGAATATGCTCAGGTTAAAAATGTCTTCAATAAATTTTCTCTTTTCTTGTTTTTTCTTGGCCATAAACGGAATAGTGTTGTTAATGGTCATGATCACACAGTTTTGAAATATCTCAGGTGTGCAATTAAATTTTGACATGATATAAGCAGTGGTATTGGTCATGCTATCACGTGTTTTATCTTCTTTATCGACATATATGAAACATTTGGAAGGCTCCAAGGTACGAATGATTTGTATTTGTTCTATTTTATCAAACTGCTGTATGGTCACATCCAGAATAACTTCACAATTCTTTTTATTTACATTATTGACCACGTGTTCCTTTTTGAGATCTCTTAGCGTCTCTCCAAACACAGCAAAATAAACTGCATCAGCAATGGTGGATTTACCTACACCGTTCCTTCTGTCTTCCTTGTCCTTGTTGATGCCTGTGATCACATGTAGACCTTTCTTGAAGTCTACAATGACCGGTTGATTGCCTACAGATAAGAAATTCTTGATGCTAATTTTATTGAAAGTGATGTTCTTCATGTACTATTGGCTCTCTTGTAAAGATCTGTACAATAACGCGACACATCATCTTTCTTTTCAATGTCTAGCAAAGTAACAAATTCATCAATAGCTTTGCTCATGTCAACACCTGACAGGTCATAAGCTTGTTCTTCATTCACAGTGATTGCATCGTTATACAATGAATAGTCAACTGACAGATTGAATGGCTTGTGTGAAGATATTTTCTGCAACAACAGATCAATGTTATCGCTTGTGATTTTTTTATCGACCACCAGTTTAATAATATTATTGCCTACTGCTTGTCTTACTTCAGCTGCTGTAAGGGTTTTAAACGTGGTGAGATCAGTCAAAGAGAGTTTCTTGTGTTTAGGAGACAGCTCATTCTCACAAAATACATAGCTAAGATCATTAAAATCGAGAATATAATATCCTTTCACTGATCCGGTGTCACCAAAGTCCATTTCAAAGGGATTGCCAACATATAGAATGGTCTTGTTACCGTATTTTCTTTCATCTCTTAGATGAAAATGACCAGTCATGATTAAGTCTGCCTTGGCCAGTAGATCTGATGTTTTCATGCCATGATCACAATGCTTGTGGCTGTTCATCTTGAAGCTTTCAATTTCTAAATGGCCAAAGATTACATCAGACTTCTCAACGTCTCTTACATCTGCACCCCAAGGCAAAAATGTGCATTGCTTGCCATAGATTGTATGCATCACTGGTTCACTTATGACCTGTATGTTTTTCCACCCATTGAGAATGGAGAGGGAATTGATGTCAGACCTGTCCTTGTAGAATGCATCATGATTACCGACAAGAATGACAATATTAAACTCCTCCCACAGATTGAGAATTTGATTCACAACATGAATTGTATTCACAGCAATTTCATCACGGTAATGATACAAATCACCAAGTATAAAAATGTCTTTTATGCTCTTCTTGTTGAGGTCATCGCGCAGCCATGCAGCCCACTTGATGGCTGTTTCATGCCAAAAAATACTGTTCTGATGCACACCGATGTGTAGATCGGCAATGCAACAGACTTTGCTACTTTTTGTTGTTAATTCTTTTTTATTCTTCACTCTGAAGTGTTGTAATTGTCATCTGCAGGTTCAATGTATATATGAGCACCATTGACAACTTCTGGATCCATCATGAGATCAGTATATACTTTGTCGCGATACTCATTCAACACAGCATGATGCTTGTTTTCTTTCTTGATGCGGTTAATGAAGGCATGGAAGGCAATGGTAGTGAAATATGAGAAAGGACTGAATCCTGTATCCAGTCTAAATTTTTGATTGCGCAATGCAGAGAACATCTTGACAATTGCATCACCAATCATGTCATCTTTGTAGGAGTAGTTAATAAAGTTTGGTGCAAAAGATAGTCCATTGGCAATTTTAGTTAAACTCTCTCCAAGCTTTTGTGTCACGTGACCTGACTTGTAGTATGCACGTATCTCTTCTTCGAACTCTTTGCCGTTCACATAGTGAACCTTTTCCTTGGGCTTGAGCTTTTTACCTGTAGGTGTTACTGCAGGGGTTGATATGACACCTTTTGAGATAATGGCTTTGAGCGTAGGATCACTCTCAATTGTCTTCTCTTTGGAAGGTTTAGCTTTCTTGAGCTTCACAGATTCTTTTGGCAGAGTATTTAATTTTTTCTTTTTCATAAAGTGCGCGACGTTTTTCCATATGAGCTAGACCATATTTGAAATTATCTGCGATGTCGAATATTATAAGCTTATCTTTATCCTTATGCAAGCGAAGACCTCTTCCAATGGATTGCACAGTTCTAATTTTAGCTTTACCTCCACATGCAAAAACAATGTAATGCAGGTTCTTAATGTTGATGCCTGTGGAGAAAATCCTGGAAATGGCAACAACAACAATGTCAGTTCTCTTCTCCATGAGCTGTCTTATTTCATCTCTCTCAGCTACTTCCACATCACCGCGTATGAAATAGCATTGTTTTTCTGGACACTGTTCTGTTATTGCTTTGTAGAGCAATTCACCATGTTCAATGTGATCCACGAGAATTAAAGAATTGTTGGCAAGCTTGCACACAATCTTGCTTATTACTGCATTTCTAAACTCGCTTCTCATTAAAAATCTTTGCTCTTCGCGATAAAGATTTGACGAGAATATGACTACATCTTTGAAGGGGTCATCTTTGTAGATTAGTTCTATGATTTGTATCTGCACATTGCTTACATAGCTTTCCAATCGGAGCTCGTAACTGTTCTTCTCATATATGACAGGGTCTATCTTTCCAATAA